TAGGTCTCCGCCGGGGCCTCTCCCTCCCGGGCGCACTCGCGAAAGAGCTTGCCGTCCACTTCCGCGAGCCACCGGAGCTTCCGGGCGTTCTCGTAGTGGTTGGGCCGCAGGGCGTCCACCGCGGCGATCAGCTCGCCGGCGGTCATGCCCCCGCCCTCTGGAGCTGGTCCATGGTCTCGTCCAGGCGATCCCGGGCGCGCTCGCTGCGGCGGATCTCCCAGGCCACCGCGTCGGGCACGCAGGAGCTCTTGCCCTTGGGCAGCAGGTAGCTCGTGCCGTTGATGCCCACAAAGAGGTTGGGGTCCTCTCTCTCCGCCCCGCGGGGGATCGCGATCTCCACGCGGGTTTCCGTTTTGGTCGTTGCCATTGTTGGTCTCTCCTTTCGTCGGTAGGCATTAGGGATTGCGCTCCGCCGCTGCCGGTGGCAGAAGAAGGCGGAGGGCAATTTGTGCAGCGGTCGGAAAACGCGAGGAAAAGCGTAAGCCCGAAGCGTTTTCCGGGCACCGCAAACCGGAATTAGGCATTAGGCATTAGGATTTGCGGAAATCTTACCAAGTGTCATTGCGAAGCCAGTGCGCACACTGGCTGTGGCAATCCGTAAACGCCTTGCCGCAAAGCTTTTCCCGGGCCTCGCTTAAACGCTTCAGCCCGAGAAAAGCGCGGCTGCGGAAACTGCGCCTTTGCTTCTTCTGCCCCCGGCAGCGCAAAGCTGCAGTTCTCCCCGCGGCCAGGTAAAAGGAAACGGATTGCCACGTCGGGCTTCGCCCTCCTCGCAATGACACCGCCATGACATTTCTAATGCCTTATTGCCTACGCCTTATTGCCTATTGCCTCAGTTCACATTGTCCGTGCCGGAAAAGCTCGAGCAGCTCATGACGCGCAGCAGGCGCTCGGGATAGAGGATGGTGGCGCCGTTGGTCTCGAACTTGTAGCCGATGGTACTGAACTGGTTCAGCGGGCCGCCGATCTCGCCCTTGTCGTGGATGATCATCTCCAGCGCGCCGCCCTCGGGGTCGATGATGCCGAAGGCGTCCTTGCCGAAGAAATAGGTGGCGTAGGTCTTGCTGCCGGCCTTGTTCTGGTAGTCCGTGCCGCCCAGCACCGGGGCGAAGACGTTCTCGATGAAGCGCACGCCGTGCAGCTCGCCGATCTCGCCGTTGAAGAGCTCCTCGGGGGAGGCGTACTTGTGGGCCTCGATCCAGCCCTCGCTCTGGCGCAGGTCGTGGGCCACGGAGGGATGGATCACGGCGTAATAGCGGCCGCCTATACGGGGGGCGCGGTTCTTCTTGAGGATGGTGACGGCCTTGTTGATCATCGCCGGGGTCAGCAGGCTCATCTGGGTGGCGCTGGCCTCCATCTCGCTGCACTTGGTGGGGGTCGTGCCCACGGCGCCGGTGGCGAGGGTCACGTTATCGCAGTAGAGCACGTTCGTGCCCAGCAGCAGCGCGTCGCGGATCAGCTTCTCCTGGGTCTCGGCGGCGGAGGCGCCCATCTCCTCGGTGGCGCCCAGGATCACATCGTCGTAGGCGCGCAGCTCCAGCTTGTCGGTGATGGCGGTGTAGGTGCCGTACTGGTCCACCGCGCCGGTGACGGTGGTGACGCCGAACTTCTGGCCGGTGGGGATCACGCCCTCGGTGAGCTTGGCGGCGCGGTCGAAGGTGTTCCACTTGCGCCACTCCACCTGGCCCTTGTGGTTTTTGGGCAGGGGCTGGCGCTTGGCAAACTGGGCGTAGAAGAGCTCCGCCCGGGCGTTCTCCAGCAGCTCCGTGTCGTAAAAGGCCTTGAGCTCGGGGCTGAGGGTCTTGGCTTCGGTGAAGTCCTCCCGCGCGCCGCTGCCGGCGTTGACATAGCCGTTGGTCGCGTTCACCACGGAACCCGCCTCGGCAAAATACTGCAGATCAAAGTTGAGATTCATGTGTGTGTTAACTCCTTTCAGTCGGTAGGGATTAGGACGTAGGGGCGGGGCTTGTCCCCGCCCGTTTCGGTCGGTCGTGCATCCGGGCTAACGGGCGACCGCAAGGGTCGCCCCTACGTCGTAAACCCAGGTTTTGTGCCGTAGGGGCGGGGCTTGTCCCCGCCCGCCGTCCCGGACCCGCGTCTTGTCTAACGGGCGGCTAATAGCCGCCCCTACGGCATTTACGCCGGTTCTACACCGTAGGGGTCGGCGTCCTCGACGACCCGTCCTGTTGCCTAATGCCTGTTGCCTCATCCTCACGGATACATCTTTTCCCCTCTGGCGGCGGCCTCGCGGATGCGCTGCTTGAGGGCCAGCTGCCGCTGGCGGGGCAGGGCGGCGTAATCGCTCCGGAGCAGGGCGGCCGCGCCGCTGCCGCCGCCCTCCCGGGGCCGCCGCGCCCCACCGGAGACCGCCTTGGCCAGCAGGGCCTTGGATTCCTCCGCCGCCCTGGCCGCGGCGAGCGCGTCCAGCCGTGGCCGGTTCAGGGCGTAGAAGGCCTCCCGCACCCCCACGCCCAGGGCCGGGGCCGTCAGGCGCAGAAAGGCCGGATCCCGGAGCGCCGCGTCCAGATCGAAATCGGGGAAATCCTGTTTCAGCTCCTCCGCCTGGGCGTACAGCGAGCGGAGGTGCTTCAGGATCCCCGGATCGGGTTCCTCGACGACCCGCGCCGCCTCCGTCCCTGTCATTGCGAGGGCCGCCTGCGGCCCGTGGCAATCCGTCTCCCCTGCGGCGTCGTCGTGAGACTGCGCGGCATCCTGCAGCGGGCGGCTGATAGCCGCCCCTACAGGCGCGCCGTCGGTCCCTGCGTCGTAGGGGTCGGCGTCCTCGACGACCCGCGCCGCCTCCGTTTCCCGCACTGGCCCCGTTGTGTCATTGCGAGACCAGTCCGCAGACTGGTCGTGGCAATCCGTCTTCCCTGCGGCGTCGTCGTGAGACCGCGCGGCATCCTGCAGCGGGCGGCTGATAGCCGCCCCTACGGCACCATCCGGGATTTCCGCCTCTCTCATGCCTAATGCCTTATTTTCTAATGCCTCGATCACACTCTCCGTCATGTCTTCACCTCCAGACGCACGTGCTTGGGATACTCCCGCGCCAGCAGGCGCAGCCCCGCCGCGATGAGCGCGTAGCTCGCCTTATCGCCGCCCCGGACGCGGCAATAGGCGTCCCCGGCCCGGATCTGCGCGCCCTCCACGCCCTCCACCAGGGTGAAGAGCAGGATGCTCAGCGCCGCGCAGACCGGGTCCCGGCCCCGGAGCCCCGCCCCGGCGTGGCCGTCGAACTCGATGGCCGGGAGATCCGGCTCGTAGACCACCCGGGTCATGGGGCCACCGCCCGGGCCGCGGCGATCCGCCCGTTCTCCGCCGCGGGGGCCTCATGGGGCAGGGCGGCATCCTCCTCCGCGGGGGGCGGCGCCGGCTCCTGGCCCAGCAGGCCCAGGGCCAGATCGGGCCGGTAGCGTTTGGCCAGCTCCAGGGCCAGGGCCCGGTAGTTCTCCAGCTCCCGGAGCTTTGCCTCCAGGCCCATCGAGGCGCTCAGGCGGCGCATCAGCTCCTCCCGGCCGTCGAACTCCATCATGTTCAGACAGCTGAGGGCCTGCTGCTCCCGCCCCTGCTCGAAGAGGCCCAGCTTGTAGAGCTCCAGGGCCAGCTCGTTCTGGCTCAGGCGGGAATAGGCGTTGCGCTTCTGGGCGCTGACCTTCACATCAAAGACCGGCTCGCGCAGGCCCATGTCCACGCCGCCCACCGCCGGCAGCGGCCGGGGCAGGAGCCCGCGGTTGGAGAAGCTCACGTAGTCCTCGCCCAGCGTCCCCGTGATGCGAAACTGCCGCGGCAGGGTGTAGAACTGGCGGATCAGCTCGATGCAGAGCTCCACGATCTCGCCGAAGGCGATGTAGGAGGAACGGGTGGCGTCGCGGCTGCCCTTGCCGCTGGCCTCCTGCAGCGCCGCGATGGCGGAGGCGGCGGTGACGCCGGAGTGGACGATGCCGGTGGCGGTCTCGGTGTTGCCGGAGGTCTCCCGCAGCTCCTTGATGGTGCTCTCCAGGACGTTCAGGTAGGCCCCGGGCAGGCCCAGATAGCCGATCTGCCGCAGGCTGTCCTCGCCCAGGTTGCCGCTCACGTGCACCAGGGGGCGGTTGATGTCGAGGAACTCCTCCTCGTTCACCGCGCCGTCGATGCGCTGGAAGTAGCGGGGCGTGGCGCCCACCAGGGCGTTTTTCACGAAGGCCGTGCGCAGCAGGTCGATGGCGGTCTGGCCGTTGGCGCAGAGATCCACGAAGCCGTAGCCGCAGGGGCTGCCCTCCACGGGAAAGAGCGGATCGAGCACAAAGGGGTATTTGCCGTGGTCGTAGAGTCCCTGCTCCGCAGGGGAATGAAACATGAAAGATGAAGAATGAAAAATGTCGGTGTCGGCTTCGCCGACGGATTTAAAATCGTTCTCCGCAGGAGAACTCCACAATTCTTCATTTTTCATTTTTCTTTCTTCATTCGTGCTGTTTTCGGTGGAAAACAGCACGCAATCCCCCACGTACTTGCAGTAGTGGAGCACGGTCCTCGTGCCCAGGCGCTTTTTGTAATAGACCTCGATGACCGTGGCCTTGCCCTCCAGGCTCACCGCGTCGTCGTAGACAAAGCGCGTGGCCAGGAAGGGGTTGGACTTCATCCGCCCCTTGAGCTGGGGATAGCGGGCGGCCAGAGCCTCCTCGTCCTCCAGATGGGTGCAGAAGAGGTACTTGCTGTCCTGGATATCCCCCACGCCCGGCTCCCAGAAGAGGTTCAGGAGATCCACCCGCTCGATGGCGATATCGCCCAGGCCCCCCTGCTTCTCGCTGTCCCAGACGACGCGGTAGCAGGCGGTGCCGGTCTTGAGCTTCTGCCACATGGCCAGGTCGTAGGTGTGCTCGAAGCGGTTCTGCTCCAGGATGCAGGGCAAAATCGCGCTCAGAAGCCTTGCCTCCTCCTTATCGCCGGGCTCCCGGGGCAGGATCACCGGCTCGGGATAGGCCTCCATGGCGTCGGCGTGCTTGGAGACGATCACGTTGTGCAGCCAGCCGCTCTCGCTCTTGAAGCCGCCGTCGTCACTGAGGCCCTGGCGCTTCTCCTCGAAGCGGTTGCGGAGCTTCCACCAGTTTTCCGCGGCCACGACGCGCCGCTCCAGGCTGGCCTTGCCGCTCTTGTATTTTTGCAGCACGGCCGTGAAGTCCCGCAGCCGCTCGGCGTTGATGATTTGTGTTTCTCCCATGTTGCTCCTTTCGTCGGTAGGCATTCGGCCGTAGGGGCGGCTATCAGCCGCCCGCGGACACGGTGCCGGGCCGGTCCCCCGTCGTAGGGGCGGGGCTTGTCCCCGCCCGTTTCGGTCGGTCGTGCGTCCGGGGCAACGGGCGACCGCAAGGGTCGCCCCTACGGCCCTAATGCCTAATGCCTGTACTCCCTCTCCAGCGGATTCTTGTACACCGGCCCGGGCTCGACCTTCTTCATCGGTGTGACCGGCCTCGACATGCACGCGTAGCGCCATTCGTCGGCCACGTGGTCCTCCTGATTCGTGTCCAGATCCTCGGGGCTGGTCTTGGAAAACTGCAGGCCCGGGATCGTGCGCAGGAAGGCCCGGCAGCTCTCGAACACGTACATGCGGGGGTAGCCCTGCTCGTCAAACTGCAGGCGGTAATGGCACTGCATCCAGCCGGGGATGCGCTCGTTGTCCCCGGGCACGAAGCGCAGCCCCCATTTCCCGGCGGTCTCGGCCACGCTCTCGCCGCGGCTGCCGTCCCAGATGGAGGGATCGGCCACGCCCTCGATCGCCCGCCCGCGCAGCCAGGGGTGCTCCTTTTCGATGCGGGCGATCTCTTTAAACTGCCGCTCCGGGGTCCAGCGCAATCCCTCGTTGGGCGTGCCGGTGCAGCCGTAGAGCTCCAGGATGCGGTAGAGCACGCCGTCGTAGTCCACGGCCCACCAGGCGCAGGAGAAGGGCCGCCCGTAGCCGAAGTCGTAGCTGCGAAAGACGGTCCAGCCCCGCCTCTCCCCGCTGGCCAGGTCGAAATCCGCGAGGACATGGGTGAAGCGCCGCTGCCGCTTGAGCTCCTCTTCCGTCTCGGTAAAGCCGCACTTTTGAGCCAGGGCGATATCGGGCCGCACCCGGAAGTCCTCGAAAAACTGTCCCTCGAAAATGTCCCAGCGCCCGTCCAGCCAGGCGGCGCGGAGCTTGGGCGGCAGCTTCTCCAGCTGCCGCAGGTACTCGGGGTTTTGCCGCATGAGGGCGGTGTTGTCGGTGACGCGGGCCTGGATGAAGCTGTAGTCCTCCGCCCGCTCTCCCTCCCGGTAGAGCCGGTCGATAAACAGCCGCTTGACCCAGGCGTGGCCCTCGCCGCCGGGGTTCATGGTGAAGTAGACCCGCTTGGGGAAATCGTTCACGCCCCGCACGCAGGCGCGCAGCCGGTCCATCCGCTCCTCCGACTGCTGGGTGGCCTCGTCCACGAACAGCACGTCCACCTCCAGGCCCTGAAAGCGCAGGGCGTCCCGGTCGTCGTCGCAGTAGCGAAAGAGGATGCGGCTCGAGTTAGGGAAGGAGATGGTCTTGCTGCCGTCGTTATAGAGGGCGATGCGCTCCTCCTCCTGTTCCCGATAGCAGCCCAGCAGCTCGCACAGGGGCAGGATGTGGTTTTCCCGCAGCTCCGGGTAGGTTTTGCGCACGATCATCACCGTGATGCCGGGGTAACGGAGGCAGAGGAGCACCGCCTTGACGCGCACGGCCCAGCTCTTGCCGCCGCCCCGCGCCCCGCCGTAGGCCACCACCGGGTGCCGGTCGGCGAGAAACAGCCGCTGCTTCTCGCTGGGCCGCGGGATGTTGAGTTCAGGCATGTGTGTCGCTCCTTTCCGTCGATAGGCATTCGGCCGTAGGGGCGACCCTTGTGGTCGCCCGCAAACCCGCACCCGGTCCCACCGTAGGGGCGGCTACCAGCCGCCCGCAGACACGGGACCATTCCGGTCCCTCCGTAGGGGCGGCTACCAGCCGCCCGCGGACACGCACCCGGTCCCTCCGTAGGGGCGGCTACCAGCCGCCCGCGGACACGCACCCGGTCCCTCACCGTAGGGGCGGCTACCAGCCGCCCGCAAACCCGCACCCGGTCCCTCCGTAGGGGCGGCTACCAGCCGCCCGCGGACACGGCACCATCCCGGTTTGACGGAACATGCCTCCCCTGCAAGGGGAGGTGCCGAGCCCCCGCGAGGCGGAGGGGTCAAACCCCTCAGTCGCTTCGCGACAGCTCCCCTTCCAGGGGAGCCATGGCCGTCCCCGCACGTGCCCGGTGTGTCATCGTACAACGGGACGTCCGGAGGCCGTCCCCTACAGCAACATCCGGGCCTTCCGTCTCCCCTAATGCCTGTTGCCTAATGCCTGATGCCTAATTATCACCCCGCCGCGTTCTCCGCCTCGTCCACGAAACGCACCGTGATCTCCCGGGGCGCGCTGCCGCCCAGATCCCGGCCCAGGCTGACCAGGTCCTTGAGCATGCCCGTCAGCTCCTTGGCCCGCTTCACGTCCCGCTCCGGGCCGGTCATCGCCTCCTGCAGCCAGGCCTCCGCCAGCAGGGCCAGCTCCCAGCTGTCCTCCCCCAGGCGCCGCGCTCTCTCAGAAGCCTCGCTCATCCTGCTGCCAGGGCGGATAGCCCGTCCGCTCGATGCAGGCGATAATGGGATCATCCGGTATCGTTGGCATGGCTCGTCCCCTCCTTTTCGTC